AGGTCCGGTGGAGACCTCTACAATTACCGCGGCTCACGGTCCATCAGTCAGAAACTATCTGACGCGGTGAACGGTTGGGAGTCGCTACGCAAAGGACATACCGTCTCTGTAGACGTTGTGCGTAAGATTTATTCGCTCATGTCTACCGGAGACAGGGTTAAAAAAGGTTTTAAGAAACTAACCGGCGTCGATAGCGACGCATTCTTTTCCATGCAAGATTTGGTGCAGGACTTCGGTCTTTTGGCCACGGAAGACATGATCTGGTCCGAGGCTATGGACAAGATTCCGTCGGAAGATCGAGCGTATATCACGGCGATGTTGCGACGTGGCGAGAAGTTTAACGCCAAGCCTCGCATTACTCTGTCCACGATCCACGGCGCAAAGGGTGGTGAGGCCGATAATGTTGTCCTGTTTACAGATATCAGTCGTGCAGCAGAGCGGGACATGGAAGAAAATCCTGACGACATGCACAGAGTGTTCTATGTTGGTGTTACTCGTACCAAAGATACTTTAGTAATTGTGGATTCCGAAACCTATGGGAGCTATTACATATGAACCGCGATGAAGTCCTCAAAATGGCTGAGGAGCTAATAAATGGGGAACGTGCCAAAGATTACGGCGAGGCCATACACAATCACCAGAGAATTTCGGCGGGGTGGAATGTGATTGCGCGCGCTGCTTTTGAAAATTACAGCTATCTAACACCCTCACACGTCGCGCTCATGATGGATTGGCTCAAGACCTGTCGTTTGCTTGAAACAATAGAACACCAAGACTCTTGGGTAGACAAAGCGGGTTATACCGCCCTGGGTGCAGAATTTATTCTGAAAAAGGGACGGAGCGTCGTGCCACCAAAAAAGGACAGTTCTGTTGACTAAACTACAATTAGGTATGTTTGTACCTAAGAGCGAGTGGGTCCCACCCCTTGAGCTTCCGGATATAACGTCGGCAAAAACCATTGCAATCGACGTTGAAACGCGAGACTCCAACCTCAAAACAAACGGTCCTGGTTGGCCTACCAAAGATGGTTACATTGTTGGTTATGCCGTGGCCGTCGATGGTTGGTCTGGTTACATTCCGGTCAAGCATTTAGGTGGTGGCAATTTAGACGAGCGGATTGCTACACGGTGGCTCAAGAAAGTATTTGAGTGTCCGGCTGATAAGATCATGCACAACGCTCAGTATGACCTCGGATGGATCAAAGCCTCGGGGTTTACGGTCAACGGGCGAATCATTGACACGATGGTCATAGCTTCTCTGTTAGATGAGAACCGGTTCAGCTACAGCTTGAACGCTCTCAGCTACGACTATTTAAATAAAACCAAGTCCGAAAAGGCTCTTATCGAAGCCGCTCGGGAGTTTGGCATAGATCCGAAGTCCGAGATGTGGAAAATGCCGGCCATGTACGTCGGACCTTACGCTGAGGCTGACGCCGAATTAACATTAGAGCTTTGGAATTATTTCTCCGGGCAGCTACAAAAAGAAGAATTAACGAGCATCGCGGACCTTGAGCTAGCGCTCCTGCCGTGCCTGGTGGACATGACAATGCGTGGAGTACGCGTTGACCAAGACCAGGTAGAGATCACGCGCAATAAACTTCTGAAGCGTGAGAAAGAGGTCCTCAAAGAAATTAAGCGTATGACCGGCACAAACGTCGAGATATGGGCGGCCAGGTCTTTAGCTACAGCGTTTGATGATTTGGGTATTCCGTATCCAAAGACAGAAAAGAACGCGCCCAGTTTTACCAAAAGCTTTCTGCAAGATCATGAGCATCCGCTCGCCAAGCTCGTCGTCGAAGCGCGCAATCTAAATAAAACGAGCGGTACTTTTATTGGTACGATTATGAAGCACTGTCACTCCGATGGCCGCATTCATTCGCACATAAACCAGATCCGTTCCGACGACGGCGGTACGGTCTCGGGCCGCATATCAATGTCCAACCCTAACTTGCAGCAGATCCCGGCCCGCGATCCAGAGCTAGGCCCCATGATCCGTTCGCTTTTCTTGCCAGAGGAAGGCGATCAGTGGGCGGCCATTGACTTCTCGCAGCAAGAACCACGGATCTTGGTCCACTACGCGCACGTTTACGGTAGATCTCGCGGCGTACCACTAAAAGGGGCCGAGGAGTTTGTCGATGCTTACTCCAATGATCCTGATACAGACTTTCATACGATGGTGGCCGAGATGGCAAACATCCCACGCAAGCAGGCCAAGACGATAAATTTGGGCATGATGTATGGAATGGGCGTTGGAAAGCTTTCCGATCAGTTAGATATACCAATAGACGATGCTAAAGCCCTGGTTAAGCAGTACCATCAACGCGTTCCGTTTGTTCGTGGTTTGATGGATGGCGTCATGAACCGGTTAAACGACAAAGGTTCGTCCGGTTCGCTGCGCTCGATCTTAGGAAGGAAGTGTCGCTTCGATCTTTGGGAGCCGGATAGCTTCTCCATGCACAAGGCTATGCCGTATAGGGACGCGATTGCCGAATATGGACCCACGGCCCGACTAAAACGAGCCTTTACCTACAAAGCTTTGAACCGTCTGATCCAGGCATCCGCTGCCGATATGACCAAAAAAGCGATGGTAGACATCTACAATAGTGGCCGACTGCCCATGATTCAGATTCATGATGAGATTGCCATGTCGGTTTCTGATGTAGAAGAGGCCAAAAAGGTAGCGGAAATCATGGAGCAAGCCGTACCCCTGGAAGTACCATCAAAATGTGACGTTGAAATAGGTAGTTCGTGGGGAACAGCTAAGTAAAACCTTGTTTTTCACTATATCCTCGTATAAGTTCTTAGAAAATCTTTGGTTTGGAGTACAATCATGGACACTACCCGCTGGAAAAGCGTCCTCACACCCCGTGAGGTTTACGATGAGCTGAAACAAATCGCTCGTGAAGAAGGCCGAACCATTGGCGGCCAGCTTCGATATATGTTTGAGGTGTATAAAAACACGTCACCTAAAGAAAAAATGAGCGTTCGCATAAAAAATTAACAATTATATGCGAACAGCCCTTGACTATCGCATAGAAAAGGTGCAATTTCACTATTGTAACGTGCTATCGGTCGTGCAGCATGTTGCTCTCCGTGTTGTTCACTGAAGCACCCCCGGTACACTTCCCCGTGCCGGGGGTGTTTTAGTTTTAAGAAAGGAAATCCAGGGATGGAAAAGACAGAAAAAGTGTTTGTCGATGGGTTAATTGCAAAAAAACCACGCGACACGGCACCAGAATGGGTTAAACTGAACATTAGCATTAAACGTGAGGACCTGGTTCGATGGCTTGATGACCGCCCGGACGAATGGATTAACATCCAAGTGTGCGAAGCGCGGTCTGGGAAATGGTATGCTGAAGTCGATATGTGGAAACCTAAGACTAATAGTTGACCTATCCCATAACTTCGCATAAGGTCCTAGACTCTTAACAACGGGAGGGTCTAATGACCGAAGAATTTGAAAGATTATCGTGGCAAGAGGCTAAAGCTATTATCGAAGAAGTGGTACACTCGCAAATGGCTTTAGTCCAAGTTGGAATGCTTGGGTGTGAAAACGGCCGCCAGAAGGAGGCTGAAAGAATTGAGAAAGCGTGGAGTAGAATCCTTGTTGGGTGAAGAAGTACCCGAGGAAGAAATCATCCAACACCATAAGATTGCTCTCGAAATGGCAGACGATCTGATGGATGCTTTTCAGGAGCAGGAATTACACGCAGCCCCGGCGCTACTTGCCGTCGGGGTTTGCGTACTCCGCAATATACTTTCTCTATCTCTCGCCGCAGAAGACGGTGAAGCTCGTAAACACGCTGCTGCAATGCTGACCGCTTGCATAAATGGTGCGGAACTGTCCGCGCTGCGTGATAACGAAGACCTGCATTATGACCTCGAACTGGTCAAGATGATGGTCGGAGAAAGGATTGTAACCCGCAACGCGCAGTTACACTGATGGATGTCCGCGACACACGGGCCTGGAAAACGCAGGCCAAACTCCGCCGTGAATTAGAGATCGAAGCCAGCGACGCCGAATGGAACGGCGATACCGCTAAGGCTGATCGTATTCGCTTTACTCTTAGTCTTCTCGATCCAAAGTTGGATCATGAATTAGTGGTGCCGTTCTAATGATTTTATCATCAGCCGCCGCACTCTGTCTTACAATGGCCGTCTACTTTGAAGCTCGCTCCGAACCAGAAGAGGGGCAGCGCCAGGTGGTCCATGTTATTATGAACAGAGTCCAGCATCCCGCTTGGCCAAACGACGTTTGCTCTGTGGTCAAGCAACCAAAAGCCTTTTCGTTCTACTGGGACGGAAAACCAGAAATAGCTAGAGAAAGGAAAGCTTGGAGAAACGCCCAGCGCGTCGTCAAAGAAGCTTTGATGCACCCGTATGAAAATATGGGGGCAACCTATTATCATGCGTCTTACGTCAATCCGTGG